AAAGGATCTATTGCACGGCTAATCCTTATTCTTAAATCTTCATCAATAAAACTTAAGCCATTAACGACATCTTTAACGCCTACGACCTCTACTGGCATTTTTGATCTCCTTGGCTCGATCCGTCAATACTTGCACGATTGCGGCAAACATTTCAGAATCCATATCTATGAACTCTTTAGGCGGTATTCTAAGTTCTACAGATAGCATCGCTATCGTGTAAAGAATTGAATCCCGCTGTATTATTTTTTTTCTTCGTCAAGTACCTCGACAGTTTCTAAGCTGTCAATAAATTCGTTACCGAATAAAGATACCTGTGCACCAGCCCTACGTAAACATTCCCAAGCTAGCCAATAAATATCGCTTTGCTTTTCTTCTTCACGCAGGGCTTTGCTTATTCCCATACCTCTTTTAATTTCAAAAGCGTACTCGACACCTGGTGTTATCTTATGCTCAGATACTTCACCATTAGCCCTTGTTATCTTTAGCTTTGCCATTATTACTCCTTAGTTAAAATGGTACCGAAGGTGATACTGTTACCTTAGAGTTTAGTGTAAACGTAACACTAGAATTTGCAATTTCAGCCACGCCGCCTTGACCCAGTGGGGTAAGGTTATTGACCAAAATCGAAAATTGATATGTAGGGTTAGCAGCTGAAACAGTAGTACCTTTAACAGTAATAACTGAGACTGACAGTGTTTGTCCGAAAGCATCATTTAATGTCTGCATTACTTCGGATGAAGCCCAGTCATTCATAAAGTCGATGGAAAATGTGCCAGATGACAAACCCTGGGTGAAGCGGTGTGCGTCATCCCCCATGGCTGTGATTTCTAGCTCGTCAACGATTTGATTGATAACAGCGCTAGTTACAACATCGCTAATATCGATTGATGGTGTAGTAGGCGCAGCGGCAGTAGCCAGTTTAACGCCTACTTTATTGTTTAGATATATGGCCATTGTTATTCCTCTTCTTTCTTGGATTGTGTTGCTTTTTCTTTAGGTGTTTCTTTGATTTGGCCTATCTTAATTAAGAAGGCTAAGTCTTGTGCATCGCTCATGTTTTAACTCCAGCTCGTTAGGATTGATACTGTTATCTCGCTAACCAAAAGATCGCCACTGTTTGCGCTAACGATTGATGGAGCTGAGACACTTGATATGTTTAGTGTTAGTGGTGCTGCCGCTAACTTTGTTACCACGGCAACTAGATAATCTTCCATACCAGCTAAATTGCCTTGATTATCTAATGCAGGTTTAGTTATTAAAATCTTAAAATTAGCCAAAGGTAATACAGTAATTTGATCGTTATTACTTGGCACTAAATACGGATCGCTAGGAGTAACAACCACGCTGTTAGCCAATAATGTAGCTGGTGGGTATGAGAATACTGACCAGACACCTGCGTTAGTTAAAGCTGTTGCAAGTGTGCCACGGAGTGTAGTTATTGCGGCCATTAGCCTACCAGTGATGCTGGACTAGCGTAAGGCTGGATGAGACCTCTTACGATATTTATGAGTTGGTAACCCATTTTATAGGGGCTAGCACTTATCCCATCCATGCCTACGCTCCCAGTTTGCTGAGTTTGTCTGGCCTGCCAGATCTGCGTGGCCAGTATCATTGCAGCTTCTCTTATAGCTGGGGTGGTCGCATAAGATTGGGTCTTGTGGTCTGGGCCACTGGCCACTCCATAAGGTAATACTTTGTGAAAGTTTTGATCTGCTCCAGTTTTAGTATATTGAACAAATGAATATCCGTTAGGGTAATTAGTTTGTCCATATTGATACATAAATACTGGGATTAAATTAGTTGAACCAGTGCTAGGCGGTATTGTGCCAGTAATTGTAACTGTGCCATTGAATGACGAACCGCACCCGCTTACTGTGATTGTTTGACCTGTTACAAATGCATTGGGATTAGCGAGCATAAGTGTATTAACGTTATTGCTGCGAGCGGTTCCCACTACTGGTGCTGTGTTAAACCATAAATACTGATTAAGTAAATCTTCTGCCGATTGTGCACATTCTTCCACGACAGCATCGGTATATAAACTACCTATCCCCAAATTCGTGCGTAATTCTTGCATCGTCACGTATACGGCTGGCATGGTGTCCTTTCTTAAAAAACTCCCCTGGGGCTAGGGCTACTAAACCCCAGAGGATTATTACTTGATTATTAGTTAAGGTTGAACTTAACAATGCCGTTAGGCATTTTTGCAATAGTGGCCATATAACCATAAATTGCAACCTGTACTTGCAAATTGCTTACCACGTTAACAGACATAAATGCCTGTGGTGAGCGATATACAGTAAACGCTTCTGGTGCAAGGATTACAGCAGAATCATCGATAGTAGTTGTGGCTGTGAAATTCTTGTCTACATATAGATCAAGTCCTAGCACGTTACCACGATTTGAAGTGCGTAATACATCTCCGCCTGAATTCATTGGTTGTGATGCTGAATAAATTGGACGGCCAGTGTTATCTGTTGATTGTAGAAGTAATTGCCACTGTGATGGGTTGGCAATATAGTTCTGTGCAAAGTAGCCAGTACCTGTGTAAATTTTACGAGCTGCATCGCTAGTAAATTCAATAATGCCAGCTGAATCTGCATCGCAACCTGAAGAATATTGACCTGCTGCAATAAGTGCAGTAAGGGCTGCTGTATCAATAGTTGTTAAATATGCATTTTGTAACTGGGTTGTCAACTCCGCATAGAAATTTGGGTCTGATCTTTCAAGCAACTCAACGCTTAGTGTATTCATACCTGAATATTTGGATACTGTACCTGTTAGGTAAGCAGTTTCCATACCAGTATTTTGCACTGCGCCAGCTTCTGCTTCAACAGTTACTACTGGTGCTACACCAGTTCCACCGCCAGCGGAAGTTACCAATGATGGAACACTTATGGTCATGCCAGAAGCAGGCAATGTACCTTGGCTGCAGGCATCGATTGTTGGAGTACCAAAACGAGTATTAGTTACAAACTCGGTTAGGTATTGTGTTGGGTTAAATGCTGGGTTAGTTGAAAATGAGTCGTCTGCTGCTGCAATAAACAACTTTGATTCATCTGATCCTAGTGCAGCCTTAATCTTGTGCTCTGTGTACTTTGCCATCGAATCGATAGGTGTACGCACACGTGTCTGGATTAATGGTGCTGTAATTACTGGGCGTGCAGCTTCTACTGTAGGAGTAGCAGCCTCTGCCTTTGCTTCTTGTGGCGCTGTTGCTAAATCTTCCACAGGAGCCTCGCTTTCTGTTGTTTGGTTTGTGTCCTCTGCTTCGTTTTCACTAGCAGCAACTTTAGTTACTTGCGCAGCTGTAAATGCTGGGCTTTCTACCAGGCTAACTTCTCTTAGTGTTGCGCTGGTTACATATAAATACTCTTTTTTCTGTACGGACTTGTTTACATCTACACCGACAGATAAACCATCGATTAATTGCTCGCCAGCAAGGATTAAAGCATCTTGACCTTGCATAGATGCACTGATCTTAAATGATGCATAGATTCCGTCTTGCTCTTCGTTAAATTTTTGCATGCGACCTATTGGGCGCTCTGGTGCATGTTGCATAAGCATTTTAACCTTGCCAGGATCGCCTATATCTATTGAGCCCTTAGCAAATACGACCTTACCAACGGAAGTATTGCCTACCTCTTCGAAAGGTACGATCTTGCCAGCGATAACTCTGCGCTCTGTATCGGCAGCTTCTATATGGCTACTGAATGTAAGTTTCATTATCTTCTTCTCTTCCGTTAGGTGTTAGGCTTTCCATTTCTTTTGCATCATCTACGTCAATTAGACCTAGATTTAACATTTTCTCTAATGCCTCTAGGCGCTTCATTGTGTCAGCTCTTAAGAATGATTCTTCTATAGCAAACTTAACTACATGGCCTCTAGGAGTAATATCATCCATGCTTAAACGATCTTCAATAGCACAGATAAACGGCTGTAATGAATATGCTACAAACTCTTTGCGACCATCAATAATGTTTTGGTAAGTCATGCTGTTATTCATATCTGCGCTTATGTAATATGCAGGTACGTTCATGGCACGTGCAATTTGTGTGGCTAGATATTGTTGTGCTTCGTTATACATCATATCTTTAGGACTAAATCCTGTAGTTTCATAAGATAGAGTAGATGTTAAATATGCTGTTGATCTATTTAGACGGCTTTGTTTCCATTGTGCTAATAATCCAGATACTTGTTGCTCTGGTAAATCTGCGCCAGTGTTTTTAATGTAACCTGATGGCATTGGTGTCTGTGCTGATACAGCCGCTGCTTTTTCAATATCTAATGCACTTTGAATTGTACGTGCTGCTGTTTGTAATACGCCTTGTGTTAATCCCTGGAATGTGATGAGAGAGTTTAGACCTGTCATCGGGCACGCAACTCCATCTAAAAAGTATTGCTCGACCTCTGTGCCAAACTTATTAGTTGTAAATGTAACTCTGTTATTTGCTACCCATTCAAAACGTGATGGCCTTAAATCATCTGCATATAATTCTGTTACTCGCCAATATGCAACACCATAAAATAAAAGACTATCGACAGTCCATGATATGGTGACGGATCTTGGTTGCCGATAGTCTGGTTGATCTATCCAAAGAGGGTTC